GGCGCTGCTACCGGCGCTGTGGTAGGTGCTACTGCTGCACCGCCACGACCTGCCAATGTATTATCAACAGTTTTCTTAACACTTAGTAAATCACGCTTACGTAATGTAGGTATAATTTTATTAATCTGTCTCACACCAACCATAGACTGCTGGTCTGCTGCTGGAGTAGTTTGTTGGGCTGCTGCTGGAGTAGTTTGTTGGGCTGCTGCTGGAGTAGTTTGTTGGGCTGCTGCTGGAGTAGTTTGCTGTCCTGCAGCGGCTTGTTGTGTAGCTTCTGGACTATGCGAAAGCGCCCAACCTAAATCTGCCAATTTTGTAAGTGCATTCTTGCCATTATCTTTGGCATATGTAGCTTGAACCTCGTCAGCTAAAGTTTTAAATTTACTTACTGTTGCGGGGTCATTCATGGGTACCTTTACCCCGTGTAAATATTCCAAAAACAATCCTTGAATATATTGACTTATTGATTGCCCGGCGGACTCGTTAACATTCAAAATACCTTCAAAAATCTTATTTAAGATATCAAATGTTGTATTTTCTCTAGCTACTGCAGGGGCAGTTGGATTTCTTCCTGACTTCCAAACTACCGGTTTTCGTACGGGAGTCATACCTGCTCTAGCTACTTGTGTAGCTGCGGCTTGTTTGTTCTGTCGTGTAGCTGCTATTTTATCTGCTTTTTGTTTTGCTAACCCTGCATTTCTCTCATCTTGTGATTTAAATGGTAATCCGGTATCTCCGTCAAATCCAAAACCTAGATTTGTTTGGTCACCACCTTGCGGGCCTTTGCTTTTTTCCGTAGCTGCAGGAGCCAAATTTGGATTACCAGGCTTTGCCGTATTTGTTTTACTAACAGGAGCATTAGCCATGGTGTTTGGTTTGTTCCCGACACCGGTCACTGGAGCTGCCGGGGCAGGTGCTTGCGGTTGCTGAGTAGTTGGCGCTGCGCCCGTTACATTAGGATCTACTAACCCGCTATTAATTGCGCTAGCTAGGCCAGAAATAGCTTTTTGCATGAAATTACGAACAAAGATATTTTTAGCCATTTTACCTTCTCTATCTTGTCCTGCAGGAGTATCTCCCATAAAACTTTGACCATAATGCCCAATCAACGGCGACCAGTCTATTGCCTCGTTTTTTGGTTGTTTTAATTCATTCAATTTCACGGCTTTTTCCTTAATGATTTAGCAAATCTCTGCTGATCTTTGCTTTTAATCGCACTTAACAGCTTTCGCTCTAATATCTGTGCTTGTTCTTCTGGATAATGCTTATTAATTAACTCAAGTAGATTAATAGCACTGATTATGATATTATGGGCTCTACTCTCAATAATGTGACTGGTGTCACGGTTATTGCCTAGTTCTTCTAATTCCTGCAAGAGGGATCGGGTTTGTTTTTGCATATAATTATCTTACATGTATTTATGCGATTGCCGAATAATTATTTCTTTAGTGAGTTCAATAGAGATTTTAACTTTGCTCCCTGTGCATCAGCATGAACTGTTCTAGTCAATGGTTCCATGGTTATCTCACCTGTAGCTTGATCAATAGTATAGTCGGTTACAGTAGATTGGGGTTTCAATGTACTCATAATGTCATTTGCACTTGGTTTAGGTGTGTAACTTGATTCCCCTTCGCCACCTGTATCACTAATACGCATAGTTTCAACATCATATTCTAAGTCAATCTTCATACCTACCCCCGTTGAACTACGACTTTTCATGCATTGAATCTGATACTTGCCACGTTCACGCATACTGCGACTTGTGAAAATACCAAACACGTTATCTGCTGTGTTAATCTTACTGATACCACCTGCAATATGACTATGATCAAACTCAATCTCATCAACTGCACTACGATTCAACTGACTTGCTGTAACTAATAATACATTAAGTTCTTTACTTAAATTACGCAATTCCTCAGCTACATACTTGTCTTTAATAAACTGATCATTTGGATTGACTTTGACTGATACTGGCATAACCAAATCAAGATAATCAACCATTACAAAGTCAATCTTAATTGTAGTTTGAATCTGCACCTCTTTCAAATAAGCACGAATGTCATTGACATTACTTTGAGCAGGAAAATTCTTAACACGATACTTACCAGATTTCTTCCCTGCCATCTTAACACGTAGTTCGGTTGTATCAATATCTTTGCGAATCGCCTTTGTACCCATCATGGTCAACATTGCATCTGTACGCAAACTTGTTAATTCTTCACTCAATTCTAATGTGATATATACCCCACTCATACCAGCTTGTATCCAACTTAATGCAATGTTCATCATCACTAATGATTTACCTGAACCACTACCACCTGCAAAAATATTTAATTCTCCACGACTCATCCCACCATATAGTATCCTATCCATCTGTGGCCAACCAGTAGATACTTGCCCACCTGAATTAAAATACTTGTTGATACGACCTTTAGGATCAGCAAAGTAATCAGTACCCATGTCTTTTTGTAAACTAATCTGCACCGCATCTTTGATTAGTTTCTCAACCGGTTCAAACTCACCTTTCTCTAATAAGTCTGCTGCTTTGAGAATCGCTCGTTCTAGTTCTTGCCTCTTAGTGAATGATTCAAACTCATCAAAGAACCATTCAAAATGTCCATCATTTAATTCTGGAATAGGATCAATATCTATACCAGTTGTTGCTTTGATTTGTGTTGAGTCCGGTAATACCCTATACTTGTCTGTATGTGTTTTATACAACTCAGCCACTGGCCTAAGAGAACGATCAAAGTTCTCACTATTCATAATGTTCATAACACGGGTATATAACTCTGCATTTGTTATCATCATCCTCAGAAATAATTTCTGAACATCGGGTGTATAATCCAACTGCTTTTTAGTTTCCTGCTTTGCCAATTTTCTTCCTTTGCATTTCTATTTTGATTTTACTATTTGTTGCACTTTGTAATATACTTAACAACGTTGGTAGTTTGCCATATTTAATTACTGCATCATTTACATCTTTTACATCAACATCCCAATTAGGTAAACTCACACTATAACCCAACTCTAAAGCCTTATCACATAATGCTAGTCCTGTACTATCTCTATCTGGAACTAGTATAAGTTTTTTATTCAATGTACTTAATAACAATGCTTGATCACTACTTATATCATTATGCATTAATGCTACACCGTCAATACTTAGTGCATCAAATATACCTTCGGTCACAATACATACTTGCCATTCAGGTTTTTGAATATCTATATTAAAAACATAACCAGGTTGTTGTTCGTTGATATACTTGGGAATTTTATTATCTAAGAATCTACTTGTATGCCCTACAATCTTATTATTATAAGTATAAGGGACTATTACCCTATTGCCCATCCTACCTGTTTCATTAGGTGTGATTAAGAAGGGATAAGTATTACTATCTATCTTCCTACTTTGCAGATATTCTACATATACTTTGTGCAATGGATTATTACTATCTACAATCTCACCGTCAGGTAATGTATGGTCATTGAATTTTATTTTTACTTTTAATTTTTTTGGTTGTGTAAAGTCAATCAAATCTTTTTGCTGTAGACTTTCCAAACTCCATCGCTTAACTTGCTGAATATCTATTCCGCACCATACCAATAGATTTTGTGTTTTGATAGTTATACTTCTACCCAATACAAAATTACATTTGAATTGGCAATTGAAGCAATGCATTGACCAATTGTTTCCATCAAACTTGATGCCCCCGCGCATCCGTTTATCTTGTCTATGCCCAAAGTGAGTACAGCAGATAGCGTTAAAGCTAGTCCAACCTGAACTTGTTTGTTTCTTTTTACCAGGTAATATAGACAGGATATCAAACATCTATTGAGTGTAACACAATAGAAATGTTAAAGCAAATTATCTGGTCAATATATTGGTTACTGCACCCGCATTGCTAGTGAATTGCATACGTATATAAGGATGGAATCCTTGTATCACATACCCAACAGTTTGTGTAACATTAGATGATTCTTCAGTAGTTACAATATCATACCAATCATTATCTACGATACTACTACCTTGAATGGTTGTATTTCCGTAAAACTCAATGTATTCAGTTTGGATAGTTAGTATTGGGTTGTTATTAGTACTTAATACGCTTGTAGTGTATGTGATGCTACTTCCATTTGCATTTGGACTATTAGGGAATGCCTGTCCAGTTGGAATAGTGATACTGTATGACGGGACAAAGTTAGGTAATACTGAGTTAACAATATTCATCACACCCCTTGCACCGGCATTTTGATCTACAAATACAGGGAAGTCAAACTCATTGACTGGAATTTCTAGTGTATAGTAACACTTTTGAGCCTCGATATTTTCAAGGTCTGCGGCATTTAAAAATAAAGCACATATTCCAGTAGGAGCAAACTGTAAGGTTAATGACTTTTGTATCAGAATTGTATTTCCCTCATAGTTTAGAATCCTACAAGTTATATTTTTTCCTGTAATGTCTATAGGTTTTTGCTCTTGATTAATGAACTGAAATTGGATTTGATTATCCACACCCTTATGTAGGGTTAGGGGTTTGGCGTATTGAGGCATGTATTTCCTTGGTGAATAGCCTGACAATAGCACAACAATGTTGCGCTGAAGGTAATAAAATACTGATGTTGAATACACAAATGTAGGCTCCTATCACGTATTTAGTCTATATATATTAATTTAATTAAGTTTGGTTACCCGATAAATAAACAGTTAAATAAAATAATGATTCAAAACGAATTCTTCAGAAGACTTACCGAACTACATCCGTTTATTACCGTTTGCTCCTATGCCAGTCAAGATTACGTTGGAATTGTTCAAAACCGTGATGACATGGTCACTACTATATACGATTACGGTGCTATTACAGATAGCATTATAAAAGAAAAGTTTCTAGCTCTAGGAGAAATTTGGTGGTGGGAAAGTAATAGACTTATACCTATCAATCTGTTTTTAAAGGAAGATTGGATACCTTTTAAACCCTATATTAGGACTTTTAACAACAAAAGTCTAATCGTAGTTCATGGACCAATATGTAGTATGAGTGATTTGGGTAAACGCCGCTCAAAAAGAAGATCCATAACACTAGTTAAGCGACTGTCCTAATAGATTAATATGTACCGCAACAAGCCAAGAATAGGAAATGGCATGTGCTTTTTTAAACACATAACCGTCAGTTCCCTTATCCCATACTGTTTTTGCTACTTCTGTCCAGGGCAATCCGATTAAATGTTTTTTACCAGGACGAATAACTGCTAGAAACATTGCTAATCTTGGAATGCTATCTATGGGTTCTGGCATCTTCACTAAGTTGTAATACTGATTATTCAAATGAATTAGTTTCTCAACAAAAGATTTATCCTTAAGTTTACTCCAATCAGGTTCAACCATTAATTCATTGAGATGTTGTTCATCTCTGACATTCTCATAGACATGAACATTCAATAAGTCTAGTTTAAAGTATCCGCGCTTTTCTGCTACTGTATAATCAATACTAGCTATGTCATTGATAGGGTCATAGGGAATAGGGGTAACATATACACCGGTCGCATGTTTGCGAATTGGATTAACATTACGCATTGCCGCACTAGTATGCTTAATCAGTTCAAGTAATTTATTTCTTGAACCAAAATCAATGTCAATGTCACTATCTATTCTCATCGTGGTTTAACCAATCCTGCTTTCATTAACTTCATGTACGCCTGTTGCACTACAATTGCTTGTCTTTCAGCATCTTCTACTGCCTTGTGTGTCGTAATATGATTACCGTCTCTAAGATTAACACCAGTGATATCAAACAATGTTCTTGTATCTCTGACATTACCGAACGACCAAGGTGGTATTTTACCAAGCTGTCGCCAAGCATGTTCCATAACTACAATGTCAAATGGAGCGCCATGACTCCATGGCTTACCGTGATTCCAACAAAAAGCAGACAGTTGTTCCATTGCCTCCCTAAATGATACACGATCTTGATCACCTAGAGCTTCTTCAATAGCTTCTGGGCTTTGTTCACTCCACCAGTTTAAAGTTGCATCATTGACACTACGATTGTAAATCTCTGTTTGATCTTCAATCGTAGGTCTAATTTCAATCTTGCTAA